CCAATCAGACCGGCTTTGACGGTTACGGCGACCCGACCTATGGCGCAGCGGTGACGTATCCCGCGCGTGTGGTCGGCGAGCAGAAGCTCATTCGCGGGTTCAGCGGGGCCGAGGTCGTGGCGCGGTTAAGCGTCTATGTGCTGGCGGCGGTCTCGGTGCAGCCGACGGCGCGCGTGACGCTATCGACGGGTATCGTGAATTCGACCGAGGCCAGCGCGATCGCCCCGCCGATGCTGGGGGCGAAGCGGGAGCCGGACCAGTCTGGTTTGCACCACAGCGTTCTGTACTTCGGGTGACGTATGGCGAACATCGGCATTCAGATGAAGGGCACAAAAGAGATGGCGGCGGCGTTGGCCGCGCTTGTCTCGGCGTTCCCGACATCGGTAGCCGACGCGCTCGAAGCCGAGGCAGAAATCGAGATGACGGAAGCGAAGCGCCGAACTCCCGTCGATACCGGGGCGTTGCGGTCCTCGGGTGTGGTCCAGCCGGCGCAAGTCGGTGCGGGTGGCATCTCCGTCAAGATGGGATTCGGGGGGCCTGCGGCACCGTATGCGCTCACCGTTCACGAAGACCTCGAAGCGTTTCACAAAGTGGGTGAGGCGAAGTTCTTGGAAGGCCCATTGCGCGAAGCCGCCCCTCACCTGGCCGAGCGGATTGCCAACCGCGTGAAAGCGAAGCTGGGACTGTAGTGTGCTTTTGGATGACGTCTCGGACTGGTTATCTACGGGAGGGTTGGGCTTGACCTTCGGCACAAACCTCTTCGTCGGGCCACGCGCGCCGGACTCGCCGGATACGGCCGCCATCCTGAATGAGACGGGCGGGTTCTTCCCGATTCATGCGATGGCGCGCACGTCTGCCGTCGTGGAGCGCCCACGCATCCAAGTCGTGACCCGAGCAGCCACCTATCGCAGCGCGCGGCAGCTTGCGCATAACGTGTTTACGCGATTGGACAGCACGCGCAACCAGACGATCAACGGCGTGGTCTATCACTGGATTTCGGGGGTGTCGAGTCCGGCGGACCTCGGCGAAGACGCCTCCGGGCGTGCGCGATGCGTCATGAACTTCGATATTGTCAAAAACCTCAGCACGAGTACGAGCACGTAAGGGAGAGACTCTATGGCCACAGTACTCACGTGTAGTCACGTGCTCATCGGGGGCTATGATATTTCAGCGGACCTCACGGACATCAACGTGAACAAGGGGTCCGAGCAGCTCGACGCGACCACCTTCGGCCAGGACACGCGGATCAAGAAGGGCGGGTTGAAGATTGGCACCATCGACGGTAGCGGATACGTCAATCTGGGGTCGAGCACATCCGACCCGGCGCTGTTCGCCAACGTCGGCGTGGACGACACGCTCGTAACGGTCTTTGTTGACGGCATCGTGGTGGGCTCGACGCACACCGGCCACGGCATGGCCAGTGCTCAGGCGAACTACAACTTCGGCGGGGCGACTGGCGTGCAGATGCCCTTCACCTTCGCGGCCGAGACGCGCTCGGACCGGGTGCAAGCGACAGCGGCGGCGAACGCGCTGGTGACCAGGTGCGCCAGCTCCAGCGGCTGGAGTCCGTGGGACGGCTGGCCGGTGGCGTGGCGCATGACTTCAACAACTTGTTGACCGTCGTAATCGGCAATCTCGACGCGATGCAGCGCCACTTGGGCGAGCCTTCTACCGATGTGGAGCGGCTAAAGCGGTCGGCGGAAAATTCCATGCGCGGGGCGCGCCGCGCCGCGTCGCTCACCCAGCGGCTCCTTGCCTTCTCGCGCCAGCAGCCCCTCGACCCAAAACCGGTCGATATCGGCCGGCTCGTCGCCGGCATGTCGTCTCCGGTGCCAGTCACCGAGGAGGGTCTGATGAAGTTCGCCGACAAGCTCAAGAAGCTCCCCAGCCAGTATCTGCGGGACCATTTCTTCATCACCGTCAGCGGGGTGCACTGGGTCCCGGCCCTGCAGTGCGCGCGGCTCTCCTTGGGGGCGGACAGGATCCTGTTCGCCGCGGACTACCCGATGGAGTCGAGCCGGGACGCCGTGCGGTTCG